TCATCCTCCTTCGGTTTGTACCGAAGTTGCGGAGCATCACGGTTCCACAGCCTACCGCCTAAGAATTCTTCCTTGAAGGGTTCGTTGGCAAGAATCCAAGGTTCCAGTACACAGTCTCCTAGGATCTTGTTGATTTCAGAATCACGCAAACCGTGAGATTTCATCGCGAGTCTGACGTGCGTGTACGGTTCTTCACGCCATTTGCCTGCTGCGTTCACGACCCATCCGCGATCAGTATTCTTATCTGTGCTCAGGTGCCTAATGATGTCATCGTGCTTGATCGCCTCAGGCTCAAAAGTCTCTTGAAGGTTCGCATTGAAGATGCGCGTCCAATTTCCTCTATCGTCACGCCACCCTGGAATATCGTCGTAACGGTCTGTGTCTTCCTTCTTGAAGGAGACAACCAGACGGCCATCTTTATGCTGATGGATCTTGGCGCTATGAGACCAGGACCACTCTGGCAATGTAATTTTGATACCTAGTGACTTGGCGCAGGCTGCTACGGCCTTACTGCTGTTGAAGTGGAAGGCTCCTTTCTCATCCTCCATGCCACCGTAATTCTGTGCAGCAATTTTGAGTGAGGGATCACAGTTGAAGTAGGAACGTGTGTATCCGCGTCCATCCTGTTCCCAGTTATTAGATTCCTGGATTCCTCGCGTATACCTACGTACTACCCACCCGCCTTCCGGGTGGTCTAGCGGGTACGCGAAACAATTATGATCCGCGCCGCGCTCCGCGCCTGTAGCTACCGTCTCAAATATACCACGCAACTGTAATTTGGAGTGCGCCGTTTTCAGATCTGACGTGTGGCATATTATCATATGATGGTCAGCATCCCACCACCATTGAGATTGCGTTTTCTCCAGATGATCCATCAGCTTTTTGTGTGAATCGTCTAGCTTGACGTGCGGGCGTTGCCCTGTGAGTTCGTCAAACTTAGTTTCGTCCTCAACGAAAGACGGTTTGATCCTACGTCGATTACCTTTTACTACGTCAAGGTGGTCTTTCCAATTGACTGGAATATCTGTGAGTACTTCGCCCTTTTTGATTAGCTCTAGCCCGCGATTGGCAGCTGTCATCTTTCGATGCCAAATCCAAAGGACTGAACCACACACGTCGACTTTGCTACTGAAATCAAAACCTGTGGTAGCGGCCATTTTGCCAATGACAGCGCGGGCTAGAGCGGAGTGCTCGTTATGAGTGGCAGTGGGCACGTTGTCAAGATAGACATAAAGATGCAGTCCGCTTCCTGATGTGGAATGACGAACTGTGACCCACGGTAGATTTGTGGCGGCTTCGCGAACCGCATCTAGTTCAGATTCCGTTAGTGCGTTAGCCCCTGAGTGTCCCGCGATAGCGTCGAAATCAAAACCGACCCATTTGGATACGCGTTCTTTCCAATCCCAACCAGTTAGGCCGATGCCATCCGCGTGTGCAGCCAAATCGTAGTTGATTTTGAAATCATTATTTTCAGGGTCAGAGAATGCCTTCTTGGGGATTCTGAACGAGTACCACTCTTGAGCACCATCAGAGTAGGAATGCCACGTTCGGCCTTTGAAGCCTTCTGTGGATACACGGTCGCCACCGTCTTGTGCGACGTTGACTTGCGCTTCCATTCCTAGATAGTATGACTCCGCCAGATCGGCGTGCGTCATTGCAGTCAAGAAAGTTTTGATGGCTTCCGATCGCGTTGGCATGGTATGATTTTCGTGTCAAAATTACTCGTGATCCCAAAGTCATAGTAACAAAATCAAATCATTGTATAGATAGGGTTTCCCTTACTTCACACTATAATATACGTATAATCGGCGCAGAATGTTCACCTATTACCGGAATACAGGTTTCCCTTATCGCTCTATGTTTTCTTTCTTTCTTTCTTTCTATATCTCTAGAGAGTACTAGGTGAAACCGATCTAGTTTTTATAGTAGTGGACAAACGTTATTCGTATACTATACGCGCACATATTCCGCATTCTTACGCTTTCCGTGAACATTCTGCGCCGATTATACGTATATTCTTATGTATAGGCGCGCTAGACGCGCAAGGGATAATGATTTGATTTTGGCACTCTGACGGAGGAATCAAGGTGAAACGATGACTTTGGAATCAATTGGAACTGACGACGTTGTGAAAGTGATACCGGGAGCACGCGAGCGAGTCGGTCGATGCTGGTGCGACGACAGGGTACGCAATCGTGAGATGGACTCAGAATTGGCTGAGGTATTTGCAGAACTTCTCAGCGAGTACATGTACGCTCTAGCGTGGTGCGGAGGCGCGCCTGCTTTCAGTCATGATGGTGAAGCAAAGATTGGTTATGATCGAGTATGCCGTCCGTTGTTAGATTAGCGGCATCATCGACAAATGATAAATGACAAATGACAAATGTGACTTTGACGTCAAAATCAGTTACTCTTTTTCAGAGGAGGTCAGAATGACCGAAGCAGCCAGCGTAAGCGTACCCAAGATTTTGCTCTCAGACATCCGTGAAAATCCAGTCGCACTCCGTGGCGTCAACAAGGAGGATGAGGAGTACATCGGTTTGCGTGATTCCGTTCGTGATGTTGGGATCTTAAATCCTGTCAGCGTCAGGCAGCAGAAGGACAGTGACACGGGTCAAGTCTATTTTGAACTGGTCGACGGTCTTCACCGTTACTCTGCCGCGATCGACATTGGGCTTACTGATATTCCCATCAATGTCGTCGACCTGAATGATTCTCAGACGCTTGAAGCTCAGATCATGGCGAACGTCCACAAGATCGAGACTAAGCCGGTACAGTATACCCGGCAACTTCAGCGCATGTTTGCGATGAATCCCACACTGACTCTGACCGACATGGCAGCCAAGTTGGCCAAGAGTCCTTCTTGGGTTGGCCAGCGGCTCAGTCTTCTCAAGCTCGACAGCGCCGTACAGGATCTTGTTGACGGTGGCAAAATGACAGTGTCTAACGCTGTCACTCTTTCCAAGCTGCCAAATGAGGAGCAGGCGAACTATGTCGATCAGGCCATGACGATGAACGCCGATGAGTTCACTCCTCTGGTTGCTACTCGTGCTCAGGAAATCGCCAAGGCCAAGCGTGAAGGTCGATCGAAGGAGCCCGCTGTATTCGTGGCGAGTCCTCGCCTCCAGAAGATGTCGATCATCAAGGAAGAATTGGACACGGCCGCGGTCGGTCCCGAACTTTGTGCCAAGAACAAGATCAAGAAGGCGGCCGAAGGTTTCGCTCTTGGCGTAGCTTGGGTTTTGAACATGGACCCCGACAGTGTCTTTGTGCGAGGGGCTGAGGATGAAGCCCGCAAGCAGGCTGTTGAGGACGCAAAGAAGAAGCGCGCTGCTGAGCGCGCCAAGAAGAAGGCTGAGGAAGCCGCCAAGTTGGCCGCTGAAGCTGCCGAGAAGGTTGCCGAAGCTTCCAAGGTCTAGGTGTAATCCACGAGTCAACCCGCCTGGCACTTAGCCAGGCGGGTTTGATTTCAACATCAACAACAACATCAACAAAAAGAAAAGCATGTCCGACAACCAACTAATTCCGGCTGACATTTCTGGCACGACTGACCTTGCTGCGTTCAATGACGCAGTCTCCGGTGGAGACGACTATCTTGGACGTTTTCAACTGTTCGGTTCCAAGTCCGACGCATGTGCTGAGGGCAAAATCGGAATCGGCCATTATGGCTACGTGAAGGATCAGAACATTGAAGACTTGGGTGAAGAGATTGACGCTGTCATTTGCACCTGGCGGTCCAAGGCCGTAGACAATAGCGGCGATCAACTCATCATCAACTTTGATGCCAACAGCGAAACTTACGCTGAGATCAAGAAGAAGTCTTTCGTTAGGGACTCGAACTGCATGTTCGGCACAGAGTTCCTTCTGTGGATTCCTTCTATTAAGGTATTCGCGACGTATCACATGAATAGCAAGACCGCACGTCGCGAGTCCAAGAAGATGGCTCCGTTGATCGGTAAGGCAGCCACATTCAGGGCAGTGTTGATCGACCCACCAAAGTCCAAGTTTAAGTGGCATGGACCTGTGG